CTGCCGTAATTATGGATATAAAAAGATTAAAACAAGAGTATCCTATTTTGCTTGACTATATGCAGCAATATGGGTATGGGAAAGTCGCAATTGAAGGTATTCAAGTGAGGCTAAAAGAACTATTTGAACAAGAAGGTCATTATGCGTCCTATGAGGACTTTTACAAAAAACTTTTAGAAAGTAAAGGGATAGGCATAGATGATAAACGTTCGAAGTACTATCGGTTATCTGTACGAAGAATTGAGGCTTTTGATGAATATGGTCATCTGCCAGACCGGTTTGTCTTTACTCCGACCTTGCATAAGGACAGTTCAATGAACCGGTTAAACGGTATGTTTAAGGCTATAATAGAACATCATAAAGAAAAGGCAACACGAGCAGGAAAATCAACAAGTACGATAATAAATGAACTCAAAAGTGCTGCTTCATTTTTTGCATTTATGCAAAACAAGGGTGCATATACATTAAAGGATATAACAGAATCACTGATTCTTTCTTATTTTTATGACGGTTAGAAACAACTTCGAGGCTATAGTTGCCAAAAAAGTATCAGCAGAGTCCTGCATTCTACCAAAGGGTTACCTTGCCAAGAAGAATGTGAACGTATTTGCGGCATAATGCCTCCATTGAAAAATATACGCAAAATCTCTGGAATAACCTCGAAAAACGGGAAAAATGACGCTAAATGACTTAATGTCAGAGTAGTTACGGTGTCAAATGATGACAAGCCGAAAAATCGGAAAACGCAAAGAAAAGCGGATTTAAGAAGAAGAATGGTTTGCAAATCATTACCCGTGAAAGAGTAAGATTTAACATATGAGAGATGCTATTGCACCGTTTGTCACCGATTTGCGTATCAAGGTCTAACTCGTTGATATTTAACTTTGCAAACAAAAAACGAGTATGGCAAGAAGTACATTCAAAGTGCTGTTCTACGTGAACGGCAGCAAGGAGAAAGACGGTATTGTCCCCATCATGGGACGAGTGACAATCAACGGTACTGTGGCGCAGTTCAGTTGCAAGCAGACCATCCCGAAAACCCTTTGGGATGTGAAAGGCAACCGAGCCAAAGGCAAGAGCGCCGAAGCACGGAACATCAATCTGGCATTGGATAACATCAAGGCGCAAATCATCAAGCACTATCAGCGCATATCCGACCGAGAGGCATACGTAACGGCTGAAATGGTGCGCAATGCCTACCAAGGGGTAGGAAGCGAGTATGAGACACTGATAAAGGCTTTTGACAAGGATTGCGCCAACTTCCTGAAACGTGTCGGCAAAGACCGCAGCATCAGCACATACAAGGTAATGGTGAGGGCAAGGAACTATGTCGCAGCCTTTATCAAGTCATTCTACAGACGGACGGATATGTCCATGCTGGAACTTACGCCCGACTTCATCAAGGAGTTTGCGGCTTATCTTACGGCTGAACGGGGACTGAAAAACGCCACCATCTGGCTGAACTGCATGTGGCTGAAAGGCGTGGTCATGCGTGCGCACTATAACGGACTGATACCGAGAAATCCGTTTGCGCAGTTCCATATCAGCCCGAATGTTAAGGAACGGGAGTATCTGACAGAGGACGAAATCAAAAGAATCATGGCGCACGAGTTTGACAACCCCACCCTCGCATTGGTGCGGGATCTGTTCATTTTCGCCTGCTTCACCGCCTTGTCTTTCGTGGATATGAAAGAACTCACAACGGACGAAATAGTGGAGGTGAACGGTGAGAAATGGATATTGTCGAAACGGCATAAGACAAATGTCCCGTTCCAAGTGAAGCTGCTGGATATTCCCTTGCAGATAATCGAACGGTACAAGTATCTGTCGGAAGACAGGCTGGTTTTCGGAAAAATCAACTATTGGACGATGTGCAAACAGCTGAAAAAGGTAATGACGGAATGCGGAATAGAGAAGCAAATCTCCTACCATTGCGCACGTCATACGTTTGGAACACTGGCTCTTAGCAAGGGAATGCCCATTGAAAGCGTGAGCCGTGTGCTGGGACACACGAACATTGTCACGACTCAAATCTATGCGAAGATAACCACACAGAAACTTGACAATGACCTGACGATGTTCGGCAACAAGCTGAACGCATCGTTCGGAAGTGTAACCCCATAATCAAGCATAGCCATGAAACGAAGCATCATCACAACAGATGGTAACGGCAACATCATCATGCCGACCGACATAGGCGCAACCGCCATGAGCGAATGGGAACTTTGCGCCCTGTTCGGAGTAACCGCCCCGACATTCCGTGCAGGGCTGAAGGCTCTTTGCAAGAGCGGAGTTTTAAGGGAATACGAGATAAGGCGAAGCATACGGGTATCCGATAATTGCAGTATGGAGGTTTACAACCTTGAAGCGATAGTTGCCCTTGCTTTCTATATCAGCACATTCGGAGCGGAACGGGTACGCAATGCCGTTCTTGAAAGACTGTACCTGCGAAAAGAGAAAGTATGCTATCTCCTTTCGCTTGTCAATTCTTCAAATGATATGTAGTAGATTGTAGATTAGATAAATAGTAGGAACGCAATGAACACCTGCTATTTATCTTTTATCGTTTTTGCTCCTCTATAAATACATCTATTTCTCCTAAATAACCAATTTCTTTAGGAAGTACGAACATATTGTTCGGATTTACATATTTTCGAAAATGGTCTTCAATATCGGAAATTTCCAAATCTTCAATGCTTGTATTAGTATTAAATCCCACAGGTTGAATATGACACAATTTCCAATTAGGCAAAGCATAACTACCTAATGGTTTGGTGTACTTGGCATTTGCCTTAATTTCCTTTGTTGCCATAAACACCATTGGTAACTCTTTTTGGCTCAACAGCTCTTTGATTTGCGATAAGGTGAACACTATCCCTTTTAGAACATTATTATACACCCAAATAGCTACGGTATTATCTGAAACGATAATCTCTCTTCCACAGGGATGCACAAAGGATTGACCTCGTTTATTTGTTTCTTTGCGAATAATCAATGGCATATCTTTGTCTGCAATCCATTTCTCTATCAGATTATTCCAATTTTCAAGTACTTCAACATCTATCTGAGGGTTATTAGGAGAATTACGCCACAATGTACCTATCTCCTTAATTTTCATTCGGATTTCTTTCCCTACCAAATCTTTTGTGGGCATACATCTTTCTGACTGCCTATATGGTGTAGGTTGTCCCGATATTAAAAATTGCATAGCTCGTTTGGGAGGATATTTACAACTATACAATCTGCCCTCTTGATAGCTCTTGGTTTCAATAACATTTGAAAAGACACGATAGAAATCAGCTTTTGTAAACTTGAATGTTTCATCTGGAATATGCACAATAAATGAATCATTATCATTCAAAGGCTCAATCAAATCAGCCTTGAAACATAATCTACTACTTGTGTATTCTACCATATACTAACTATTCAAACTAATTATACCGCAAAGGTACTCGAAATAAACCAAATGAGAGAATTTCTTTCGTTTATAATTGTCTTGAGTTTATAGCACACATCAAATTCATCTTCCCATAGTACTTTATTCACTATTCTGCTATGATTTGCGTAGCAACTTATCCGTCAATTACTTATATTTTTGTAGCTGACATTTTTTGAACCTAAAAGTATTTGAAAATGGAAGCTAACAAAGTAACATTAAGCCATAAGCTACCATCGGATGGCGGCATGGCAAAGGAAGAATTTATCCGTGTCGGGACAACGCTCTACAAGATTGTGGAGCAACCGAGACTGAACGGAGGGTATGTGAAGAAACGCATCGCATGGAACAACGAGACCCTGCGACAGGATTACGGCAAGGATTACATCGGCAGCGTTCCCAAGTATGACGGCTTCTGCACAGTACCCGAACACATCGGCTACCGTTCCGTGGTCGGCAAGTTCCTTAACCTCTACGAACCGATAGACCACCGACCGCAGGAGGGCGATTTATCGCATATCCAATCTTTGGTACGGCACATCTTCGGGGAACAGTACGAGTTGGGGATGGACTATCTGCAACTGCTCTACCTGCAACCAATTCAGAAGTTGCCTATCCTGCTGTTGGTGTCGGAAGAACGCAACACGGGCAAAAGCACCTTCCTGAACTTTCTGAAAGCCCTTTTTCAGAACAATGTGACTTTCAACACCAACGAGGATTTCCGCAGCCAGTTCAATTCCGACTGGACTGGCAAGTTGCTTATCGTGGTGGATGAGGTGCTGCTCAACCGCAGGGAGGATAGCGAGCGGTTGAAGAACCTCAGCACCACACTTTCCTATAAGGTGGAAGCCAAAGGCAAAGACCGTGACGAGATTGCGTTCTTCGCCAAATTCGTGCTGTGTTCCAACAACGAGTATCTACCCGTAATCATAGACGCAGGGGAAACACGCTATTGGGTGCGCAAGATAGACCGCTTGCAGTCCGATGATACCGACTTCCTGCAAAAGCTGAAAGCGGAGATACCCGCCTTTCTTCATTTCCTGCAACACAGACAGCTATCCACCGAAAAGGAAAGCCGGATGTGGTTCAACCCCACATTGCTGCATACAGAAGCCTTGCAGAAGATTATCCGTAGCAACCGCAACCGGCTGGAGATAGAGATGTCGGAACTGCTGCTTGACATTATGGTTGCAATGGATGTAGATAGCGTTTCATTCTGCCTTAACGACCTTGTCGTACTGCTGGTACACTCGCAGGTAAAGGCGGAAAAGCACCAAGTGCGTAAGGTGGTGCAGGAGTGCTGGAAACTAACACCTGCACCAAACGGGCTTACCTACACCACCTATCAGGGCAATTACAACAGAAGTTGTCACTATGAGCCGATAAAGAGGGTGGGACGCTTCTACACCGTCACAAGGGAGCAACTCGAATCCCTGTAATACTATCATTTTTCTGTTGAATTGTTGAATATGGGTATAAATACAATGACAATAAACGATATACATTCTCAACAAAATCTCAACAAGCCAAAAGAGAAGTTGAGAGACCACCGATACCCGTTTGTGGATTTCTCTTTTGGTGAGCGGTTTGTTGAGAAGATGTTGAGAGGTTACGAGGCTGTATATAAACATATTACATCAACAGTTCATCAAATCAACAAATTTTCATCAACTTCAAAACCGTATGTAATATGACAATCCAAGATGTAAAGCAAATCAAACTGGCAGACTATCTGCAAAGTCTGGGCTATACGCCTGTAAAGCAACAAGGCAGGAATCTGTGGTACAAATCACCGTTACGGGAAGAAACGGACGCATCGTTCAAGGTAAACACCGAGCTTGAAAAATGGTACGACTTCGGCATCGGCAAAGGCGGTAATATCATTGCATTGGCAGCGGAACTCTACCATTCGGAAGATGTAGCCTATCTGCTGAAACGCATAGAGGAGCGGACAGCATACATCCGCCCTGCATCGTTCTCTTTTGGCAGACAGCATTCCGACAATCAGCCTTATCAGGGATTAAGTGTTGGTGAGTTGTCCTCTCCTGCTCTTATAGCCTATCTGCAAGAAAGGGGAATAAACATCGGACTTGCCAAAAGAGAATGCAGGGAGCTTCGGTTTATGAATGCCGACAAACCCTATTTTGCCATCGGCTTTCCGAACATGGCAGGGGGATATGAAGTGCGCAACAGATACTTCAAGGGATGTGTCGCCCCGAAAGACATCACCCATATCCGACAGCAGGGCGGACAACGATGTATGTGTTACCTGTTCGAGGGGTTCATGGATTACCTTTCATTCCTTACCATCCGAGTAGAAAACAATCCGCAACACCCGCGATTGGACACACAGGACTATATCATATTGAACTCCGTTTCCAATCTTGCAAAAGCGGAAAGCATATTGGAGACCTACATCCAAGTCGGCTGTTTCCTTGACAACGACACGGCAGGACGGAACACCTGCAAGAAGCTGAAAGAGAAGTTTGGGGAACGGCTGCTTGACAAGTCAATGTACTATCGTGAGTATAAGGACTTGAACGACTACCTGTGCGGTAAGCCCTTGTCCCAATCGGCAGAGCCGATAAAGGAGAAGAAGCAAGTCCAATCCGCAAGGCGGATGATGCAGCCACCGAAAAAGAAAGGGGGATTTCATCTGTAATATGCACGTCCGCTCTCCCAAGGTATTTAGACAGAAATACCATAGCTCAATAGGGCGTTTTCTTCACGCATTACTCCGTAACGCTAAAAACACCCTATCGAGCCAAAGGGAAATCCCTTTGGAAACCCTGTGCAAACGAGAGCAGAAGCCAAACTCGTTTGGATTATGCCGAGTGCAGCAATGGTTCATTTGCATAATAAACCCTGTGAGCCGATGCCACAGGCAGAGAGAAGAAACATAACGATAACCGCAAAAATAGGAATAATATGGGATATTTTTCATTAGACATAAAGAAAGCAAAGGGTACATCGGACACCACGCAGTCCGACCATATAGAGAGAAAGATAATACCTAAAAACGCAGACCCGACAAGAACGCATCTGAACAGGGTGCTTGTCGAATACCCCGATGGCGTTCACGGCAGGGATGAAGCGATTGCCCACAGGCTGAACACGGCAGGCATCAGACGGAAAATCACGCACGACCAAGTCCGTGTCGTTCGGGTGGTCTTGTCGGGTACACACGAGGACATGATGAACATACAGGAAAAAGGAGAACTCGATGAATGGTGCAGCGACAGCATCCAATGGCTGCAAGCCACATTCGGCAAAGACAATGTGGTTGCCGCACATCTGCACATGGACGAGAAGACTCCGCACATACATGCAGCCGTTGTTCCCATCGTGACGGGTGAAAGGCGCAAAGCCAAGAAAGAGCAGACGGACGGTAAGCGCAAGTACCGCAAGAAAACAAATTCCGTCCGTTTGTGTGCCGATGACCTGTTCAACCGCCAGACCTTGGTCGCCTACCACGACAATTACGCAAGGGTGATGGCGAAATACGGATTGCAGCGTGGGGTACGGGGTTCGGAAGCACGGCACACCACCACCATGCAGTATTATAGGGACTTGAAAAAGAAGAATGAAGTCCTCGAAACCGAAACCAGACTGTTGCAGGAAAAGAAGACCGAAGCGCAGGAGGAATTGAGACAGGTAAAAGCAGAAATCCGTACTGACAAGCTCAAATGTGTAGCCACCGATACGGCAACCGCCCTTGCAAGCAGTGTGGGTTCTCTTTTCGGAAGTGGAAGAATGAAATCGTTGGAACGCAGGAACGAGGACTTGCAAGACCGCATCCTTGAACTTGAAGACGAAGCCCGACAACGGGAACGGCAACAAGCCGAACAGATACAGGAGATAAGAAACGCTTACGAGCAACAGCACCGCAAGCTGTCGGAGTTTACGGATTTTGTCAGACGCTACTTTCCGTATGTGGAGAAACTGATGCCTGTAATAAATTTCCTGCGTGAACGTTTGGGCTTTAATGATGGGATAATCAGAAGACTGTGCGAGTTCAAGGAGGTCGGAATAAAAGGTGAACTCTATTCTTCCGAATTTAACCGAAGTTTTGATACCCGACATTCCGTCTGCTCCATCAAACAGGATGAAAACGGTAAATTCGATTTCAAGATAGACGGGGTTTCTCACGTGAACTGGTTCAGAAAGAAGATGAATGAGTTCAGAGAAGCCATCGGAATACCGAAGCCAAGACAGAATAGAAGTATGAAACTGTAAATCAAAAAAATCCGTGATAGTAGAATGGTATATCACGGATTTTTCATACTTTTGTATTGGATTGAGGCAACTCTTTCCAAGACATACGAAAAAAAAGAAGCGTTATGCTTATCTTGTACTTGAAAACGTAGGAAATTTTCAATTAGATGCAAGGATAGCATAGTGGTTCTCACGCATATAGCGTGGGCTGCTATTGTTACATCTGCATCTATGGTTTCCTACGACCTTCAAGTAAAGAATGTGGCATACAGTTCCACGCTTCTTTAATAGGTTAAATTCCTTTGGGAACTGGAGATTAAAAAATGTAGTGTATGAGCGTAATAAAAAAATGGTTATTAGCTATTTGTGCCATTATATTAATGAATGGATGTGCACCACTTCGAATGCCTGTAATAGTAAGGAATGCTCCTATTGAAATGTATAAATACGCATACATTTCCCCAACAAAGGAATTGACATCAAGCACAGGAGGTACATATGGTGGGCAATACGGTATCTATGGTTCTTCAACCACCAAAAGTGTTAATCCAAGTGATGTAATAGCAGGAATACTAATAAAAGAAGGATATATCATATTACCCGAACTTAAACCCGAATTATCTAATGAAACTCTAATCGTCAATTATGGTGAGAGTGGCAGGCGTAATAGAGGTTTAGGTTACACAATAGAAGTAACTATACAGTTTAGCTCTGCAAAAACCAATGAAATGATATGTTCTTGTACAGCAGAAGGACAAGGCGAAACAGAAGCTGATGATATCCGTCAAGCCATTAGAAGAGCCTTAACAAGTTTATTCCCTGAGAAATAACCCAATAATACGACAGATTATGAAAAAGTTTTTAGTATTATCCGCTTTAGTTATAACTTCTTGTACACTCTCTAACGAGGAAAAAGCTGAGAAATTGGTTAAAGAGACGCTTAAAGACTATCTCTATCACCCTGATTCTTATGAGCCAATATCAACAAGAGTTGATAGTATGTTTATTGATGTAACTACTATCGAGCCTATTATGAAAATTAGCGATGAAATCAAGAATTTGATATCTAAAATAAATCGCTGTGAGAGAAAAATTGAATCAGCAGAATCTTCTATGGATATTTTTGCCCCCAATGGTTATTCTTCTCAATACTCTCGTGGAGAGTATTCACGAGCAAAAAAAGAAAAGGAAGAAGCCAAATCTGATTTGAACAAATACACCAAGAAACTTTCAGAACAACTTGCTTTTCTAAAAGAAAATGTCGCTAAATATCACAAAGGAGAATTTACAGGTTGGGCAGTAAGCCATAGATTTAGGAGTCTTAATGGAGCAGGCTCAATGACCATTCCGGGAGAAATGATTTTCTTTTGCGATGAAGAATTTACAACTTGTGGGGGTTATGAAACAGATAAGTTTGAGGACTTCGTAAAAATTTTAAACGCAGTAGATGAAGCAATTTCGGATGAAGATGTAATAGATTATTTTAAAGAAAATAATTTTTTGCTATAAATTCCGTATTTCCGTAGTACGCTAATTTTTATGCAAATCAAATATTATCAACTGCTATTTTTTTAATATGCAATGGGCGTTTATTTTGGTTATTTGTATAATTGCTATTTCGGTTATTGTAATAGCGATGGTACGAACACGCCTAAAAAACAAATCCAAAGAGCTTGCAGAAAAGCTAAACCATATATCTGCATATAGCGAGAAATCAAATTATGAGCAAGCAAGAGAGAGATTATCGGCTCTTAATGAGGGGGCGTTTATAGATATTCCCTCAGACTTGAATAATGGCTTTTATGGCAGGGTAATCTCCGCAACGCAAGAAAAAGATTTCATCAATCATTATAAGGTACATTTCCAAGAGGCATATTCACTTCTGAAGAAACTTGAAGCCTTTAACATCACTCCATCAGAAACCATATCCAAATTCATTAACGACTTTGGAAGAATCAACAAACTTGTAAAACAACATAATGATGGTGTTATAACCTTTCTACTTGACACGCACAGGGACTTTTTCGACCATTGCCTAAAATACCCATTAGACAAGCAACAAAGACGCTCAATTGTTTTAGAAGAGGATAATTGTTTAGTAGTCAGCAGTGCAGGTAGTGGTAAAACCTCTTCAATTGTCGGTAAGGTTAAATATCTCACCGAAATCAAGGGTATAGCACCTGAAAGAATTTTACTTATCAGTTATACCAACAAAGCAGCAGCCGAACTAACCGAAAGAATGGCGACCAATGGATTGAAAGGTTACACATTCCATAAGTTAGCCGTTGATATTATAGGCAAAACAACAGGCACAAAACCATCGATTTGCGACAATACAGATTCATTGTTTGTTGATATATATCACAAATTATTAGATAAATCGTCTTTCAAGAAAAATATAGTGGAATACTTTATTGATTACCAAACGAATGAAGCCGATTGGGAACAACGCAAGAATGAAAGACGAGAGCAATTATCAGAGCAAAAGAATGTGCAGCTAAAGGCGATGTTCCCCGATATGGACGGCAGAGCCATATATGTGAGAAGTGAACAAGAACAAAAAATATGTTTTGCTTTGTCCTCGCTGGGAGTGAAATTCAGATATGAAGAACCATACGAACATCAATTAGCAGATGAGATGCACTCACAATATCGTCCCGACTTCTCAATATATTTTAAGCAAGGAGGAGTAACCAAACGCATCTATCTTGAACATTTCGGAGTTGATGAACACGGGCTTGTTCCTGCTTGGTTCGCAAAAGACAAGGGTATAACCTACGAAGAAGCCAATCAGAAATACAATGATGGTATAACTTGGAAAAAAGCGGCTCACGAGAAATTTGGTACACAACTTTTAGTGACATCAAGTGCAGATTTCCATTATTCTGATATTAGGGATAAACTCCGTAAACTATTAGCTGAAGCAGGTGTACCAATTCAAGAAAAGACCGATGAGGAGTTATACGATTTAGTAGTACCCAAAGGCAGCAAGCAGGAAAAGGCGTTTATACGACTTGTTGTTACTTTCGTTACATTGGTAAAATCAAGTTGTAAATCAGTTAAAGAGGTTTTGAAACAAGCCAAAAATGCAGATGATGAACGAAGTGTGTTTATCATCAAGAATATATTTCAACCTGTATATGAACGCTACATAAATGCGTTAAGCGATAGTAACCAAATTGATTTTACCGATGCTATTCTTCAAGCCACTGAGATATGTCGTACTTCACACCCTGTTGAATATGATTATATCATAGTGGATGAGTTTCAAGATATTTCTGTTGACCGTTACAACTTCTTGAAAGTATTGCGAGAGGGTAATCCTCCTGCAAAGTTGTATTGTGTGGGTGATGATTGGCAGTCTATTTATCGTTTTTCGGGAAGTGATATGGCTCTATTCAATCAATTCCCCGAATATTTTGGAGCAACGGAGATAAACAAGATTGAAACTACATACAGGTTTGGAGAGCCTTTGGTTTCTTTATCGTCGAACTTTATACAACGCAATAAAGCCCAAATACAAAAGAATATCCATTCGTTCAGCTCAGAAATGAGAACCGAGTTGGAATTCTATGCTTATGATAGACGAGATTACTGCAATACGATAGGGCAACTTGTGGCTTCTATTCCATCGGATAAATCAATATTCCTATTGGGGCGTTACTCTTTTGATGATTACTACCTCTCTTTTATGTACCAATCAATTAAAGAGGGTAATAGATTCTACTATGTGATAGGAGGACGAAAAATAGAGTTTTTAACCGTACATAAGTCAAAAGGTCTTGAAGCGGATTATGTAATACTCTTACAATGCAATAAAGATACATACGGTTTCCCATCACAGGTGAGTGACGACCCTGTGCTTAACTATGTGCTCACTAAGAGCGACCAATTCCCATACGGAGAAGAAAGAAGATTATTCTATGTTGCAATAACAAGGGCTAAGGTAAAAACGCTTGTATTATACGATAAGCGTTTCCCGTCTGTATTTGTGGATGAATTCTTGCACCCCGAAAAGGTGTCAGAAGAAAGCTATGTAAAGCACCCTAACGCCAATAAAAGATGGACAAGAAGTGCAGACCAATTTTTATTGAAACTGCACAATGAAGGTAAGAGTGTCAAATATATTGCAAACAAAATGGGTAGAAGTCAAACTTCGATTGTAATGCGATTAAACAAACTAAACAAATAGTCGAACTTTTTCTTTGATGTACCTTGTGTGCATCGGACTATTCTATTATTTTTGTACACAGAAACGAGTTACTTGAAAGCAATTCAAGGCAGAACGCAGCATACGGCACAGTTGCCAAGTCATTACCTCAAAATCGGGTAATTCTTCCAAAGTCCTTTGTATAAGGCACAAACGAAAGTTTTCCAGAATTACGAAAAAATTTTGCGATCCTATCAGATGATGAAATTTCTATAATAGCTTCCGCATTGGAAAATGATAAATCAAAACTAACCCTTCGTGATAAAGCAGTTATTACTATAGCCATGTATACAGGTTTACGAGGCTGTGACATTGCGAAAATGACAATAGAAAACATTGATTTTGAGTTGGATCTTATTACCCTTGAACAATCCAAAACACATCAAAAATTGGTTCTTCCTCTGAGAGCAGTTGTAGGAAATGCCATAATGGAATATTTGAAAGAGGAAAGGCCGAAAAATGTAAAGACCCGGAGATTGTTCACTCATCTGTATGATCCGGGAAAGCCGATAAGTCCAAGTATCATTGGACAAATCGCCCGCCGTTTTTTTGATAAGATAGGGATAAGGAAAGAAGAATGCCAGAATGGTATCAGGCTGTTTCGGCGTTATCTGGCTACCAAACTCTTAAGCAATGGAATCACCCCACGCTACATCAGTGAGATAATGGGGCATATTTCACCAGAGTCCCTCAATCCATACATAGATGCGGATATTGTCCATTTGCGTGAATGTGGAATTGACATTTCAATTTACCCTGTCGGAGAGGAGGTGTTTGACGTATGATTACTTTAATCGAACAGGAAGTTCTTTATCGAAGACACCGAATTGAATTAAAAAATGACGGGAAACCTTTTAAATTTACACGATTGAAGACCTTCATTTCTTTTTGTATGAAAAAAGGATGCAATTATCTGTCGAAAGAATTAATTGATGAATGGTGTATAAAACGCCCAACGGAGAGTATAAATTCCACCAACCATCGAATCGCAGAATTACGTAATTTTATTAAATATGCGAACAGTGAACAATCTTATAAAATTTCTATACCGTCACTGCTACCGGAAGAAAGGAAACCAAGAAAGAAAATTCCTATGACAGAAATGCCCATTCAAAAATCCGTTATTTCTGAAATGCTTGAAAATTATATTTCTTACTTAAAAATGCTTGCCCCCAAAATATGTGATACAACACACAAGAACCTTATACGTTTTAACAATTTTTGTGCTCGGACTTATCCTGAAGCGGATGTTTTAACGGATGAAATCGTCAGCTCGTGGTGTGACCGGAGATTTTCGGAAAAGTGTAAATCAAGAAATACAAGGGTACTTCCCATATCTCAATTCTTGAGGTATGCAGTCAGGCATAATTGGACTAAAGTGAGTGTTCCCATTTCTTTGCCCAGAGGGGGAAACAAGCCACGCATACCCCATATTTTCACAGAAGACGAACTTGCCGATTTTTTCAATTCTACCATATTGGTTCACAAACCTGTTAATATTTCGGATTTCGACTTTAAGCTGAGAAGAATGCAAATACCTGTTTTCTTCAGACTATTGCTTAGTACAGGCATGCGTACCAATGAAGCACGTTTGCTTGACTGTGAGGATGTTGATCTTAAAAATGGCATAATTGATATCAAGCATACCAAAGGATGGGCGCAACATCGGGTAGCCCTACATCCTTCTATTTGGGAACTTCTCAAGCGATACGACCATGCTGTAGAAAAGTTATTACCAAAGAGAAAAGTATTTTTTCCTACTTCGGATGGCAAGTATCACGATATGAAATGGCAGGTATATGCATTCAGTGAAATATGGCGGAGAATATCAAAGACAGATGCTCGTCCATACGATTTCCGTTCCAATTATGCAGTCAAGAATATAAACCGCTGGAATTATGATGGTACAGAATGGTTTGATAAACTTCTCGTTCTAGGACGCAGCATGGGACATAAAACTCTGCAAAGTACCTGTTATTACTATCAGTTAGCACCAATGTTTCCTGATATGTTGGAAACACTATCTAGTTCTTATCTACATGAAATTTTACCTAATCTTGAAAATTTTTACAATGATGAAACTTAAATCTGAATCAACCGTTATATCTCAAGCCGTAAATGAATGGTTTGCAAGTTACCTTCCTATCGCAAAAGGATGCAGCAACCATACACAGCGTTCTTATTTTACGGCTTTATCGCAATATATGCAGTTCTTACAAGAAGAAAAAAAAGTCACGCCCAATACCCTTTCGGCAGAATCTTATTCCGAAAACAATCTTAATGACTGGTTGCTATGGTTAAAGAAAACGCGCAAGTGCAGTAATTCAACATGTAATGACCGTTTGTCCGGGGTAAAAAGTTTCATTAAATTTTTAAGCATAAAAGATGTAAGATTTAATGTCGTATATTTATCCTCAAAAACAATAAAACCTATGCGTAAGGTCAAAGTGGTTCATGAAGAAATTACACAAAAGGCTATCAAATCCCTCTTTAGTGTCATTAGGACAGATACTCGAACAGGAAAAAGAGACTTGGCTCTCTTTTATCTTATGTATAGCATAGGTGCACGCATAGACGAGATTCTATCTGTCAGAATATGTGATTTGCATCTTCATGAATATCCTAATCCGAATTATTTGACTATTATAGGTAAAGGGTATAAATGCAGGACACCTCCCATATTGAAAGATGTGACCAAAGTTCTTTTACGATATATAGAGGTGTTCCATAACTATAATTTTGATTCTCTTGATTATTTATTCTATTCCTTTTATGATGGGAAGAAGAAAAAAATGTCTCAGGAGGCTATCAATAAACGTTTGAAGATGTATGCGACTAAAGCAAATGAAATAGACAAATGTGTACCATGCAATCTTCACTGCCATACTAGTCTTAGACATGCGCGTGCCACTCATTGGCTGGAACAAGGATTAAATATTGTTGCCATACAAAGGCTGATGGGACACACAGATATACGGACTACTATGCGGTATATCTTTGTTTCTGTTGAACAAAAGAATAAAGCATTGGCTACTTTGGAAAGTGCATCAACTCTAAAACTTAAAAAGAAATGGAAGGAACTTCCAAAAGGACAATCTCTTTTGGAATATGTAGGGCTAAAGAAATAATTTGAGCGTAACTATAATTTGGCTTTTATGTGGTTGATGTATAAAACTTCAGCCACACAAAAGCATAGAAAAATATCACAACTTTAAAATCATTTATTCATTAGATTTCAATCATTTGTAATATAAAGTTAGGATAACATTAAGGTTAGGATAACAATGTTTATCCAAAATTTTGGATAAACATTGTAAACTTCCGGGAGAGGAACTGTCCTACGACATGACGGAGGCGGAAGCGGAGGAACTGCTGCGGAAGGATTTGGAGGAGCGTTACAGGCTGTTTTGCAGATATAAAAAAGATGCCCTGCTCCTGACCGTTCTCAGCTACAACGTGGGGCACGGAACGCTGCTCGGCTACAGGAAGCGTCCGAAAAGCCGGCTGCTGAAGAAACTGGAAGCGGGCGACCGGGACATTTATGGGGAATACATATCCCACTGCCACTATAAGGGACGGAAAATCCGCTCGATAGAGCGGCGGCGGAAAATGGAATTTCTGCTGCTGTATGAAAAATAGCCATGAGGGAGGGCTTCACTGACGGTGAGGCTCTCCCTTGTATTTTCCGTAAGCTTTTGCTTTGCTCCGGTAAAAGTCCTACATTTGTATCACTTTTGAAAACGGAAAAGACAATCATGGAAAATTATATGGCAAAAGCGGCGGATGCCTTTCTGACGGGGCGTCCGTATGGCATACGTCTGGACTTCAAACGCAGGGGCTTTGCCCTTTTCAACCGCAATCTGAACGAACTGGGAAACGACCTTCCCGGCAGTGTGGACACGCTCCCGCTGGAGAAATTCGATGTGGAGGATATTCCGCTGTGCGGGGAGCATATCGTCCGCAGGGAGGATATAACGGACATATTCTTCTATGACGAAAAGAGCAACCCGTATTCGGGCAACCGGGTGGATATGGAAAAACTGAGGGCATACAACAAGTACATTTATCCGCTCTCTCTTATACTGAACCGTAATCTGTAAGCCGGGAAAAGAAAAAGACTTCCGTCTGTGGAAGTCTTTTGAACATGGTTTCTTTGCTACTTTCTTATCCGCTGACCTGCTCATGAAAGAAAGTAGCGGGTAGCATCGCCACCCGCCAAAGGGTCAGAAACAGGCGTAAAGTCCCGTTACCTGCGTGAAAATGGGCTGGAGCATATCGAAGTACACTCGAAATTGCGGCTGCCCGTCATTACTGCGAAGCCGTGTCCGCCCAACTGCTGTAAGATTGTATTCGCTACTATTTGTCCGTGAATTTAAGTTATTGTCAGCGGGTGGCTTCTGCCACCCGATTTTTTTCATTTGGAGTTCATCCGCTGTCGGACATGTTCAAGCGTGCGCTCGGCAATGGGCTGTGTATCCTTGTTCCAATGGTCATAGTCATGTACGGATATTCCCACGCTCCGCAAATCACGGATATAGCCGGACACATAATCTCCCGTAGGGAGGTAAACGAACTGCATCCATGCGTCCTTTTCGTCTGTCAGTATAAAATAGTATTTCATGCTCTTTCCGTTTTATGGGTTTTCGCTTCATGAGCGAATGGGCGGTGTTTCCACCGCCACGCACTCAAAATTCTTTCATCTCCGTAATGGGGGTATGCTTTCTGAGCCATTCCACCACGTGCACTGTGTTATACTCGGAAGTGATGACTGCCGTATGGTCGTTTATCGGGGTCATGCGTGTGCTTTCGTAGCCGTCTATCCATTCCTTCAGACTTTCCACTCCCCATGCAGGGCAGTCAAACATACGGTCTAATACGCAAATGGGGTCACTGAATGTAACTATCAGCGTGTCATATCCTGCTGTCATAATCTGTCCTCCTTTTCTTTTATCCATTCGTCACGCAACCGTCTGCACTCCTCCAAAGTGGGCTTCACGCAGGAGAACAGTTCTCCCGACAAGGTGTCCCGATAGTCGTACTGGTACATCGTGCGGACTTTACGCCCGATTTTCATTTGGAATTTCTCGTACTTCTCACCTGTCGTGCAGGTGCTTACCCCGTTGTTGGTCATTCTTGTTGCCATAGCCTTTTCAATTAAAATTCAACAATCAAAAGTCTGTAATCCGTGTTTCCATAAGTGGTGGGTACACCTTTTTGCTTGACCCACAAATGCCTGCGTCCAAATCCGTAGAGGAAGAAGTCGCTGAAGTCCTTGTCTTGGGCTAAGGTCGCCATTGCTTCCCTCACTTCCTTCCCGTTCCTTGTCAATACCAATGTATTGACAAGTCTGATGAATGTTTCGGGCAGCTTCTCATGCCACCCGAAAAACAAGTTTTCAATTTTTACGTCCATATCTGTAAGTATTAAGTCATTATACGTTTATGCCGCCTTGTTCATCCGTTGGCGTATCAGTTCGGCATTGCTCTCCACAAGGTTTATGATGCGGTCGTGGTATTCGGTATTGGAATTGCATACACCTCTGCTTTGTACGACCTTGAATGTATCTAATGACAATTCCACTGTTTCAATACGTTTTCCGTCTATCCGTGCGGAAAGTATCAGTGTGTTGTCCCGATTATAATATTCGTTGGTATAGACGCAATGGTGCATGGCTTTTCCTTCTTCCAAAAATTCGTCCACACTCTGTAACACTTTGATAACGAGCAATCCGTCTGTCAGTGCGAGATTGAAAAAAACGGCTTTCTTTCGTATATAATTTTCTTTGTCTTTCTCCATGTCTTCCAATTTCTTACGCTCACGTTCCAACCGCTCGGCTTCCTGCAATATGCGTTGTTGTTCCCGTTCACGTTCCAATATGACTTGCCGTTTTTCCATGTACCGGTCATGTGCTGCCTTGAGGTCGGGCGGACAGACAAAATGAGGGTTACGCAAGTCTTTGCCTAATTTATCCAACAGACATACGAGGTCGCACCATATCACCATGTCCGATATGTCATATTTATTGCGCATGGCAATTTTATAGGAGTTCCAACATCTGTCAAGTGTTTGCGGATTGAATAGGAAATGGCGCAGGTGATTGATTTTTCCCGACTTCATCAATGTTTCCACCCGACTGTCAGAAAGCAGTGCAGGGATTAGCTTGGTCGGAACAATGCCGTGAAAGTTCCTTTTGAAGCCGTTCCTTTTCAATGTGTCAATAACTCTGATTTTCGGATACATGGGGCAATATGAAATGTGGTCATAAGCGATGTTGTCCTGCCGGATAGCCATAGGCGAGCCAAAAGAGAAAGTGTCCAAATATCTGCCAAGTATCCGTTGTATGCCCACGACAGCCTTGCGTCCCTCCTTGTTCCACCAATACTGCCCGATTTCAAACGCATAAGGTTGCGCCTTGAGTCCTTTTTCCATTTCCACGATAAGCAGGAACATGCGCAGCACTTGGTATTCTCCGCTTGTGGTAAGTATGGTAAAGTATTGTTTTTGCTGAACCTTGCGTGCATAGGTAAGACGGACTTCAAGCCTTGCCCCACATTCGGGGCAAGTGCATTGTTTTGTCTGTTCGCTCATTATCCAGCTATGACCGCAATCCATACAGGTGGTACGACCTTTCGGCAAGCGGTGTGCGAAGTGGGCTATACATTCACGGAACGCCCATTTCATCTGTGCTTTGCTTATACGGGGCAGTTTCTTGCTTTGGGCAAAAACCGCTTTTTCAAACTTGTTTCTCGGTTTCATAATCAAAATTCAAATAATGAGGGTTGGACTTGTGTTTCTTTTTTCGCTGCCGTCTTGTTGCGGTTCTGTAGCTTTTGGAGTTCCATCTGCTGATATTGGGCAACCGCCTTTCTCCTTGCTTCCTGCTTTTCCTCTTCTGTCAGTTCCACCACATGGTTTACAGCTACTTGACATTGTATCGGCTTGCCTACTTCAATCTCGTTTTCATCGTAATAGTGAATGGCTTGTCCGTAAATCTCTCCGTCTGAAAAGCCGTTGCAACCGCTTTTCTGTACATAGTTCAGAATGTATGTGACGCAATCGTCTATGTTCTTGGCTGGGTTGCGGTAACTTTTGGCAAAGAGTTCATCTTCCGCTGCTCTCTGCTCCAAAAACATCTGTATGGTTCGTTTAAAATGTTCTGTTCCTTTCATAATCTTAAATTTTAGTCGGGTTGTCATTCAAATAAAGTATCTCGCAATCTTCCACTTCTGTGGGAAGTCCGAATAGGGGGTAATGGGTAAAATAAGGCTGTGCGTTCCCTTCTTCATCTGTTAGTGGTGAAACTGTCTGTACCTGCCATTGCTTCATCCATCTGTCTATTGTCAGAACTTCATCGTCTGTGAGTGCGGTTGCATCGCCATTGATAATATAGCCCAAACTCCATGTAGGTATCTTTTCCGTTGTCTTGTTCATGTCCGTATCTTTTAGTGTGTCAAACAATTTCTTGTAAAATCTCTATGTGGTATTGTGGTGAACATTCCACCAAAAGAAAACCGATGAAGTCCTTTCTCGCTTCCTTATTGAGTTCGTGGTACAATTCACGGAAAGTTGAGAAGTTGCCGTTAATGTAGGTTTCCACCATATACTCGAAGATGTTGTCCACTTCGTAATACCTGCATTGCTGAAATGCGCTCTTGCTGTGTCTTTTTCTTTTCATATCTTGATTTTTTAGATTGTCAGTAACCAAACCATTAAGGCGATTAAGCCTACAAGTGATGCGGTGGTGATGAGTATTCCAAACACGAAACTCAACACACCCATCAGGATTTCCGTTGCGATGCCTATCGCCAAACTTCCGACACAAAGGGCAATGCCCGATGCTGCCGTTACCATTGCGGACAGTGCTTTCCACAATGCTTTTCCGATGTCGTTCAATGTCATTCCCATATCTTCCAATTTTTAGATTGTTACTTGTTTCTTTCGGATTGGGAGGGTCGGGTCGATTTTTTTTCTTTTCGCCTCTCCGTATGTCCGAAATTTCTTTGTGCCGTCTTCCGACCGCATCGGTCGTTTTCGTTTCGGGGGCTTCTCAAAGGTCGGGATTAGATGATGCAAGGTTTGTCGGACAAAATACTACCTGAGCTTGTGAGGGTGGAGATTTTTCCGGACAACCGCAAGCGGCTTGACCTTGCAGCAGCGTATTGTCCCGAAATTACCTTTGCCCCAGCAACGAAAATGACATACTGATGCTTGTCTTGAAGGAGGCATGGAAACGGAGGCATACACATGGAGAGGTGAAAAGGAAAAGGGAACGGATGGTATGGCGCAACGCGCCATAGGGGATAGATAAAGGGCGGTGCAACAACAAAGGGAAAAGCACCGCTTTTCTACCACTGTGATGGAAGTCTTGCAGTTACAGATATTTGAAGGCAGGAAGTATTATGATATTTGAAAACAAGAATAATCTTTTGTAGATAAAGAAATAAGGCTATGCCCGATTGAATTTAGAAATAAAAATTGTATCTTTGTAACGTAATGATGGAGCATAGACAAGCGAAAGTCTATGAGTGACA